CAAGTCCATCATGCGCCACAACCCTCGAATTGTCAAGGCTTTACAAACTCCCCGACTAGGACTCGAACCTAGAACCTAGCGGTTAACAGCCAAGGAAGCGCCCTGTGTGGCGCTATCAAGAACCGCGAATTCGTCGGTCCGTACACCCGCTGACGGGGTGTAGAAAAACGCTCCTGGATTGCGCAGGAGCGACGGGAAGCGTCTCAACCCTCCATCTCCACGTCCGGCCCTCCAAAGCACGCCAGAACGCACGCCTGCGAGCCTGGTAGCCTCGTAGAAGGTGTCGACATCGCGCGGAATCGCTGGACCGCATAAAAGCCAGAATTGAATCGAGCCCTACGGTTTACGTAGAGTTAGGCGTGGCAACCCACACGCTCATGTGTTTCTCTTGTGGCGCGGACCACGGGTCCTCCTGGCGGATCGCGGCGGCACGGACGGCCTCTCATGCCAGGGCCTCCGTCGCCGCCGCTGATTCCGCGGGACCATCCGTGACCAGAACCTGAAAGGAGGTTCCATGTCGATCCTGTTGCAGATTCTCGCGTTGTTCGGCTCCGCCGACTTCCTTGCGTGGCTCACGGACCTGCTGAAACTGATTACCGGGGCCTCCACGTGAGGCTAATCGCGGGGTGGTGTGCTGGCTGTGTCGTGCTGTCCTGCATCCACGGGTGCGCGTTCATCAAGCCGACCACTGAGCTGCAAGGGCCCGGCTGGCGGTTCACGGACACCAAGGACAACGACATCGACCTGGTCTGCTCCTACGACCCGGATACCCACGCATTCAAGATCGAGAAGCTGGTGATCTCCAACAAGAGTTCGCCGGTGATAGAAGCGAACGTCCAGCAGATGCTGGCGTTCGTCGAGCAACAGAAGGCCGCGAATGAAGGGATCAAGGCCGCGTTCGCCGGGATCGCCGAGACCGTGGGGAGCCTGGTGCCCATCGTGCAGGAAATGCGTCAGGCACTCGCGGAGTTCCGTGGCCAGGCGGCCGTCGGAGCGGGCGGCGTGAGCCTGAACGTCGGGCCACCCGCCCCGGTGTCTCCATAGCCTCGGATCGTTTCGTGTCTGCGTTCTCTCTTCCAGTCGCTGTGCCGGGTGATGCCCGGTTGTCGGAGCGATTCGGCGACCGGGCCACCGGCGCGACGGAGGTCCGTGCGTGGCGAACATCACCATAACGGCAGCGAACGTGATCGCCGGATCGGTTGGCGACGTGTATGTCGCCGGCGAGGTCATCATCCCTGGCCAGTGGGTCTACGTGAAAGCGGCCGACGGACGTGCGTGGCTATCCGACAACACGACGGCAGCGAAAGCGGCAGCAGTTGGAATCTCCTTGAACCGGGCGTCCGCCGCCGGACAGCCCGTATGCGTGCTCCGATCGGGAGTGGTCGCCATCGGGAGCGTGCTGACGGATAAGGGTAACCAGTACGCAATTTCGGGAACCGCTGGTGTGATGATGGACGTGGCCGACCTGGCTGCCGGGAAGTTCGTGACGACAGTCGGGTACTCGGAGTCCGCGACGGAACTGTCGGTCGTCACGATGGCTACAGGGCTGGCGTACTCGTAGGCGGAGATCGGTCGGATGGCGACGTACACGTTCACGGCAAGTTCGGTGTTCGGAACATCGATCGGAGTTGCGAACTTCACAGCGGATGCGATCGTAGCGGGACAGCTCGTGTACTGTGACCCGACGACAGGATTCTGGAAGAAGGCAGATAACACGACGTCAGCGAAGGCTGGGCTCGTGGGCGTGGCACTGTCGGACGCGCTGTCCGGACAAGTTCTCGCGGTACAGACGAGCGGGCCGGTCACAGTGGGATCGGTCTTCTCCGGCGCTGGGCGGGTGCTCGTGATGTCTGGTACGGCGGGCAAGTGCATGAACGCTGGCGACCTCACGGCCGGATTCCTGACGATCGTCGGGTACTCAATTTCCGCGACGCAGATGATGCTGGCGATCGACGAGACGGAAATCGAGAAGGTGTAACATGGTTCGGTCCCTGCTCACGTGTTCTTGGATGGCATTCCTCGCAGGATGCACTCTGAACATTGCACCGAACGCAAAGGAAGTGACGTTGTTTCAGGCAAAGGCCGGAGACGTCGGAACAGTGGTTGGAACTCCGGCTGGAACGAACGGAGTGGCCGCAGTACAGCCGAACTGGACCGAGCCGCAGTCCACATCGGAGCGTGTCATCTACGTCCTGTTCGCGATCGCGACGGCGGCCTATCCGATCTGGCGTCAGATTCGCAAGTGGCGTGAGAAACGGAGAACCAACGGAACAGCAGCCACCGATGGGTAATGACTACCGCATCCGGCTTACTCGTGCTCGCGTGCAGGCCCTGGTGAGCGCGATCAGACGCGGGATGCCGAACGTGATGGCCTGCAAGGCCACCTGTACCCCACACTCCTCGTTCTATTCCTGGAAAAAACGCGGGATCGAGATTCAGGAGTCAACCGACGAGAAGGGCCAGGACGCACTCACCGCGGATGAGGCGCTGCTTTTGGAGTTCGTTGAGAAGCTGGAGGAGGCGCAGGCATCGTTCCTCCTGCATCACCTGGAGAACATAGCGAGAGCCTCAGAACACACGTGGCAGGCGTCGGCCTGGCTGCTGGAACGTACGGCGCCATCGCACTTCTCGTTGAATGGAAACAGGATGGAGGACGTCGAGAACTCGCGCCGAGAACTTGACGGGTCCGGGGCGATACCCGTGCCAGCCCTCCTCGCCGCGATGGAGGGGACCATGCGTGGAGTGCGGCCTGCCGATGGAGTGCTGCCGTCGTCCTGGTCTCCTTTCCGGTGGACACCATCTCAACTCCAGCTCCTGGACAGCAAGAAGCGATTCATCGGACTGGCGTGTGGACGAGGGTCCGGAAAGACCGAGATCGCGTTCCGTCGACTCGTCATCGCCCTTGGGTCGCCGCACGAATGTGACGATTCCAGGTACTTCTACTGCGCGCCGACGAACGCACAGGCCCTGCGCATCGCGTGGGACAGGCTGCTGGACCTCATCCCGAAAGACTTCGGGCCGCAGGAGCATCGGGCGAGCCAGTTCATCGATACCCGCTTCGGCGCTCGCATATACGTCCTGGGCATGGACGTCCCTCAACGATTTGAGGGTGTGCAGTGGGACGGAGGGGTGATCGACGAAGCCTGCGACCAACACCCTGGGGTGTTCGACCGCACGATTCTTCCGGCCCTGACGCACCGCCGTGGCTGGTGCTGGCGTATCGGGGTGCCCAAGCGATACGGCCCTGGCGCCTCGGAGTTCCGGAGGTTCTGCGAGGAGGCGCAAGCACAGGAGATCGAGGAACGTGCCGCGTTCTCATGGCCGTCGTCCGACGTGCTGGCGGCCGATGACCTGGCGTACGCGAAGCAGTACTCGGACCCGCGAGACTACCGGGAGCAGTTCGAGGCGACGTGGGAGTACGCCGGCGGAGGCGTGTTCTGGGCGTTCGACCGCACTCTAAACGTGCGCCCCGTCACCTACGACCGACAGGCCAAGATTACGGTCGGCTCGGATTTCAACGTCGACCCGATGGCCTGGGTGCTGTGCCATCGATATCCGAATCGCCTGGAGGCGTTCGACGAGATCTGGCTGCGGAACACAAACACCCGGCAGACGCTAGACACCTTGTGGTCGAAGTACAAGGACCACGCCGGCGGCTGGGAATTCGTCGGAGATGCGAGCGGGAGGTCCGCCCACACGTCGGCGAGCGACTCGGACTATCAGCTACTCCGACTGGACGAGCGGTTCCGCAAGGCGGCCGGCGGATGCGACATCTCGTACCCGTCGGCCAACCCTCCGGTGGCCGACCGATTCGCGTGGACGAACGCGATGCTGCTGAACGCCCAGGGCGAGAGGCGACTTTTCGTAGCTCCGCACTGCCTCCACCTGATAGACGACCTCCAGGCTCGGCAGTACAAGGCGGGAACGAGCCAGCCGGCAGACCCGCCAGGAGGGGACGTAGGCCACATGACCGACGCCATCGGGTACATCGTCGCCCGCTTCTTCGCACTGCGTGTGCCGCTGGAATCGGCGACGCCACGAGCGATTATCTCTATGGGGACACGGTAGGAGGATCGACATGGACAACGGACGCATAACCATCGAGGCGACAGGTGAGGAAAAGACCCCGATCCAGACGTCGGCGCTGATCTGGCTGGACAACGAGCGTGCGGCACTCGCCAAGCAGCTCCCGGCGACCTACGAGACCTACCGCCGAATCCGTCGTCAGCCGACAATCGCCCTGGCCAGGGCCGTAACGATGGCGCCGGTCATGGCGGCGGACTGGTCCATCGAGGTCGGAGACGATGCGCCGGACGGAGCGCGTGAGCTGGTCGAACGCGACGTGCTTCCGGCCAGGCCGGTTATCGTGCAGGGCGCCATGGAGGCACGGGTAGACTACGGGTGGTCGGCGTGGGAGAAGGTGTTCGAGATCGACGACTCGGTCGGCAACGGCCGTGTGCGGCTCAAGAAACTCAAGCCGCTGTTGGTCGATCTGACGGAGATCCTGCTGGATCGTGCAACAGGGGCATTCGCGGGCGTCCGCCAGGCCCCGACTCTGCAACGGCCGCAGTACACCATCGTCGACGCCCCGTACGCGATGGTCATCAACTGGCAGGTGGAGGGGGCGAACTACTACGGCGAGCCGCTGTTGGAGAACATCCGCAGCGCGTTCACCGACTGGAGCGACGCGAACTCCGGGGCGCAGCGCTACGACCGCAAGGTGGCCGGAACGCACTGGGTCGTGAAGTTCCCGTTGGGCACCACGTTCCTGAACGGCGTGGAGACGGACAACGCCGAGGTTGCCGGGGCCTTCCTCGAGGCGCTCGAGTCGAGCGGCTCGATCGCGATACCGAGACAGATCGCGGCGTTCGTGGAGGACCTCAAGAACGCGCCCGAGGACGCATGGAAGATCGATCTCATCGACGCCCAGCCCAAGCAGGGCGGTTTCATCGAGCGGATGCGTTACTGCGATACCCAGTTCATCCGCGGGCTGCTCAGCCCGGAACGCGCCGCCCTGGAGGGCGTGTTCGGAACGAAGGCGGAGGCCGGCGTACACGCCGATATCATGCTGACCTGCCGTGAGATTGAGCACCGCCACATCACGCGGATGGTGAACTGGCACCTTGTCGACCAGCTCCTGGCAATCAACTGGGGAGAGGCCGCTCGCGGCACGGTCCGCCTGGTCGCGTCCCCGCTGGCGGATGAGCGGATCGCGTTCTTCCGGTCGATCTACCAGTCCCTGCTGTCAAACCCTGCCGGCTTCGCGGACGCCTCTGGCGCCGTGGATCTTCGTGCGATCGTCCAGGCCGTCGGCCTGCCGGTTTCTTCCGATGCGTCCGGCGCTGCTCCGGATGGCGTAGACGTTCAGAACGAGCTGTCCGGCCTGCTGAGCGAGCTGTACCAGAGCGCCAACGGGGCACCCGCCCAGGAGTCGTAGGATGCCAGCGGTGGCGACACCGAGAGCGGGCCCGGTCACCCGGGCGCAGCGGGAGCAGGCGGAGCGGGCAGCGGCTGACGCCGATTACTTCGCGCGCCTCGGAAGGGCGGCCGCAACCCGGACGTCCAGGAGGATCCTTGAAAAGCTGATCGAAGCGTACCGGGCCGGGAAGAATCCGGCCCAGCTCGTCCCGGCGGCGATCGCCGAGCTGCGGGCCGACCTGGTCCGGGTCATGCTCGCTGGCAGGCTCAAGGGAATCGAGCGTTCGATCAAGGCTGTTCCGCGCACGTTCCAGGCGGCCAGGCCGCGGCAGACCGCCTATGATGGGGCAATCCGGGCGATGGAGAAGAGGCTTCGGCTTCCGGAGAAGGCCCTGGCCAAGATGGCTTCTCAGATGGACGCCCATGTCGTCCGGGTGCTTGACGGCGTTGGCGACCAGGCTCAGCGGAGCCTGATGGAGACGATGTCCTGGATCACCACCGAGAACCTGCACGTGCGGGACGGCGTTGCCGCCCTGCGTGGTGCGTGGAATGACCTGGGCCTCACGGAGAAGAACAGCTTCCAGCTTGAGGCCGTGTACCGGACGCAGACGCAGCTTGCGTACGCCGCCGGCCGTGCGGAGGTGGAGAGCAAGCCGGCCGTCCGCGACTACCTGTGGGGGTACAAGTACATCACTGCCGATGACGACCGCGTACGGCCAAGTCACATGGCGATGGACGGGGTAACACTTCCGAAGGATGACCCGTTCTGGAGGACGAACAAGCCTCCAAACGGTTGGTCGTGCCGCTGCCAACTCATCCCGCTCTACGATGAGGAGGAAGTAGTCGAGCCTCCGATACAGGTCACGGACGAACGTGGCCGCGAGGTTCGCGTAGGGGCCGACAAGGGGTTCGAGTTCGACCCTGGGAAGATGTTAAAGCCTACCACAGGTCCGGACCTTGCGATGCCCGGGGATATGGCGCGTCCGCTTTAATCCGCTGGGCCTCGCGCATACTACAAGGGTGGATGCCATCGATGCCGGACAACTCCGCCGGGCTGGCCAGGGAGACGATGCGGTTTCGTCTCGGGCCTGGGCCGCGCCATGACCCCGCACGCTGGGAAGCCATCGGGGACCAGACCACGGCCGTCTTTGCCGGCCAGGTCGTTCCGTCCCAGCGGTTCCGCAAGGACGTGATCCGGCTTGGCACCTACGTCAAGAGCTCCGAGGGGCTGACGTTCGAGGTGTCCGAACGCACCCTGGAGAACTGGGTAGCCCAGTTCAACCGGATGGCCGCACACGGCGTCCGGGTGCCGATCCCGGCCACCCACCAGGACACATCCTGGGAGGCGTCCGCCCGCGATGGGGACCCCCGGAACAACATGGGCTGGGTGGATCGGCTGTTCATCGAGAACGACGCGCTGATGATGGATTGCACTCTCTTCGGTGAGGACGCGATCCAGGCCGCCAGCCGGTCCGACGTGTCGATCAACTCGCCTCCGGTGTTTATGGACGGGATCGGGAGGACGTACATGCGCCCGATCACGCACGTTGCGATGGTCACAGATCCCGTGGTGCCTGGCCTCGGGGAGTTCGTCCCCCTGGCCGCATCGCTGAATTCACAAGATAGGAGCTCGATGATGTTGGAGTTTCTGAAACAACTCGCCGGGGCGCTCGGATTGGACCCGGAAACCATCGTGGAAGAGACGGCCGGGACGAAGGCCATCATGGACGAAATCGCGGCTTTGCTCGCAAAGCTGAAGCCGGAGACTGAGACTGCGACTGTCCAGGCGTCCGAAAAGACCGATGGGGCCGTGGCACACGCCCAGGGCGGAGCGGTGAAGAAGGAGACCGTGACCCGCGAGTACGCTGCGTCCATGTCCGGAGAGCCGCAGCGGATGCTCGTTCGGCTCGCAACGGAAAACCGCAGCATGAAGCTCGCCGCCCTGGCTGCTGAAGGCCGCATCACGCCAGCCCAACGTGACAAGCTCGTCAAGGACTGGGCAACTCCGGAGGCGGTTACGCTGACGCTCTCCGCCGGCCGGGACGGCGAGGACTTCGAGCGGCTGCTGGAGGTCCTGCGTCTGGCGGAGCCCGTCGTGCGCATGGGAGAGAAGACCGGGCCGCAGACCGTGGCGCTGTCGGACTCTCGCAAGTCGACTCAGCCGGAGAACCCCGTCGTCGCGAACGCCGAGGCGCGTGCTCAGCGTTTTCAGGATCGCATGAAGTCCCGCGGGTAGCGGGAATCGGACAAGAACCCGCGGGAAACCAGCGGGCAAAAGGAGTAAGCCATGTCCCTCAAAGTCGAGAGCCGGAAGATCGGCGACTTTCTCAAGTTTGAAGAGAACAACAACTACTGCCGCGCGGTCAAGACGGCCCTGAGCGGGCAGACGCTCGTCTGCGGCCAGGTATGTTCGTCCAGCGCGGCGGGCAAGAAGCAGGTCCTGGTAGGCACCGGAAACGAAACGCACACCTACACGATGGTGGCCGTTCCGACCTCCGGAACGTTCAAGTTCCGGCTGTGGCACAGCGGAGGCTATTGGGTGGAGACGGCCGCGATCGCGTACAACGCGGCGAACACGGTCATCGCCGCCGCGTGCAACGCGGTCCTCGGAACGAGCGCGGTTGCCTGTACGGGCACCGCGGCCACCACCATGGCGCTGGCGTTCAGCGGAAGCGGATATGCCGCGAAGTACCAGCCGATCGGATCGATGGACATTCAGGACTCGTTCCCGACTCTGTCGTTCACGGTGAGTCGGTCGGTCGCCGCCGGCGTCGCGAGGAACGAAGTGCAAACCGTCGATTTCGGAGCGGCCGCCACTGGCGGTACGGTGAAGTTTGGAGTCCACATTCCCCAGACCGGAATTCCGCCGTCGGGAGAGTGGCCGGTTGTGTGGACCGACACCGCCGCCTGGAGCGCGACGGATGCGACGTACCTCGCGGCGATCCAGGCCGTCCTCGATCAGGTGTGCGGGGCAAACGGTATCGTCGTAACAGCCAAGGCCGCGACGGACACCGACCTGGCTCTCGTGTTCACGTTCTCCGGAACCGGGTTCCTTGGAATCGCGCATCCGGTTCTCGACATCGACACGTCCGCACTGACGAGCGTGACGACCTCGACGTGGACCCGCACGACGCCGGGCGGTGCTGTTGGCGCGCAACTGACGGCCCTGGCTGACTCGATCGCACTGGAGGCGATCGACGCGAGCGCCGCGGACAAGACCGGCCTCTTCCTCGTCAGGGGACCGGCGATCGTGGATGCCGACGAGCTGGTCTACGGTGGTGGCGATCCCACCGCTGTGGCCGCGTCGTTGCTGGCGATCGGGATCATCGTGCAAAGCGAAGCGGCGCGGAAGGCGATCGCTGTGTAATCGGAGTCAACCGGGCTGAGCGCCCGCAAGGAGTAAGAACATGCCTACTTCGGATGTATTCAACAGCGAGGCATTCAGCCTCGTCAGCCTGACGGACTCGATCAACAAGCTGCCGTTCAAGGCCGGTCGGATCGGGGCGATGAACCTGTTCGAGACTCAAGGCGTCCCGACGACGACGGTCGTCGTGGAGGAGATAAACGGCATCCTGTCGCTGATCCCGTCCGCGCCGCGCGGTGCGCCTGGAACACTCGCGCCCACGTCGCGACGCAAGGCGCGGTCCCTGGCCATCCCGCACATCCCGTTCGAGGACATCGTGCGGGCGGAGGACGTTCAGAACGTGCGGAAGTTCGGGACGGAGGACCAGGTCGCCACGGCGGCCGACATCGTGAACGCCAAGCTCGAACGGATGCGGCAGTCGCACGAGCTCACGCTCGAATGGCTGAGGGCCGGCGCCCTCAAGGGCATCGTCGTGGACGGCGATGGCAGCACCACGCTGTACAACCTGTTCACGGAGTTCAACATGGCCGCCCCGGCCGTCGTGGATTTCCTCCTGGGGACGACCACCACGGCGCTCGGAGACATCCTGATCGGAGTGAAGGAGCAGATCGAGGACGCCCTGGGCGACGCCCAGTACGACCACATCCACGCCTTCTGCGGTTCGCAGTTCTTCCGCAAGTTCATCGAACACACTGCCGTGAAGGATGCATACCGCTATTTCAACGAAAGCTCGTTGCTGCGAACCGACGCGAGGGCCGGCTTCGAGTACAAGGGCGTGATCCTCGAGGTCTATCGAGGAAAGGTGGCCGGCGTGCCGTTCGTGGCCTCCGGTGACGCCCGGTTCTTCCCGGTCGGAGTACCGGGGCTGTTCCGGACGTACTTCGCTCCCGGCGACTTCATGGAGACGGCGAACACGCTCGGACTCGAAGTGTACGCCAAGCAGGAGCCGTTGCCGTTCAACAGAGGCATCCGCCTGCACACGCAGTCGAACCCGCTGCCGATCTGCACGCGGCCCGGAGTGCTGATTCGCGGGTATTCGTCCAACTGATCGCGGGTCATGCCTTTTGGAAGATGCGGGCGCAACGGGAGATTGCGCCCGCACTGCAAAGGAGACGTGAAGATGCCGTGGCGTGGCCTGTTGGTTGCGCATGTGTTATATGGTGTTTCCGGTTTTACTCTCGTTTCGGTGGTAGGTACGACGGCAGAGGGAATCACGGCGATCGTTGCCTCGATGGCGGCAGCAACCGTGTTCGTGGTCCGATCCCTGAAAGCTTCCACGGAAGAGCGCATGAGGCTCAGAGAGAAAGTTTCCTCTGCTGAGATTCACGCGAAGAACGCGGTAGACCTTCTTCAAGCGTCGGTACGCTCGATTGATGACAAGATAGTCTCGCAGTCCGAGCGTATTGCGAGGCTGGAGGAGCGTGTGATCGCGTTCCAGGAAGTGTGCCGGTCGCGACGCGATGAGGGCATGTGCGATGGCGTACGCATCGAGAACTGACGTCGAGGCGTTCTTCGCCGCGGCCGACCTGGCCGTGTGGGCTGACCGCGACAACGACCAGTCCTTGGTGAAGATCGCGGCCAACATCGCATCGGCCCTGACATCCGCCACCGACGATATCGACGATCACCTGCGAGGCGGCCCGTACACCATCCCGTTCACCACCGTCCCGACGATGATCGTGGATCTGTGTCGCAAGCTGGCCGGATGCCTGCTTTATTCCTCGCGCGGAGCGCAGGACACGAACGAAGCTACCGGAGAGGCGATGGACAGGCTGGCTCCGATCAGACGAGAGGTATACAGGAAGCTGGGGAACATCAGGGCTGGGAACATTCGGATGAACGTCGCCTCTATCTGCACTGATTCTCCGTTCGTGGTGTCGTCGGATACCGAATGACCGGCTGGAGCGAGGCAGGCAGACATGCCAGTCACAATCGATCTCGGCGTCCTGAGTCGGTTCTCCGCGGATATTGAGGCGGAGCTGGCCGATCCCTCCGCGAGCGGTCCGGTCCGCGACGCGATTTTCGCATGGGGAGAGTTCTACCGCTCCTGGGCGAAGCTGCGATTCTCGAAGCAGAGCCGAGGCGGCGGGGAATGGCCCCCGCTATCTCCGTCCACGATCCGTGCGAGAACGGACGTGCGGAAGGCGCTTGGATCGGAGAGGTCTGCGGTTCGCAGCGCGAAGAAGCGTAACCGTTTGGCCGCCCTGCGAGTTCAACGGGCTGAGAAGGCCCACGCCAAACGGCCATCTGCCGTCAACGAGCTTCGGATCAAGGCGGCAAAGCTGAAACAGCGCGAGACCGCGAAGAAGGTTCACGCGCGAGTTGAAAATGCGGATACACGAGCCAACAAGGCGGCGGGAAGCGTCAGGATTCTATACGACACGGGCACTCTCATCGGAGCGCTCGACCCGAAGTTGAACGTGGGAAGCGGTGGAGTGCAGGAGAACATCCCGTTCGGGATCACCGTCGGGTACGGCGGTTCATCCAAGCACGAAAAGTTTCCCGCCACGATCGCCGGCCTGGCGGCCATACATCAGGCTGGCAACGAAAAGCTTCCGGCTCGACCGATCATCGTGACGCCACCCGACGACGCCAACTGCATTCGCCAGATGTCCAGGGCCCTGGCGGACGCCATCACGAAAAAATGGAGGCAGTACGCCGGATGACGAGCCCGAGCGAGTACAACTACGGAAGCAGCAAGATCGCGTGCGTGCGCTCCACGATTGCGATGGAGCCGGGTTCTCAAGGTGAACCTTACGTTGAGGTTCCGGCCGCCCGACCGATGGTTCCGTCGAGGACGCAGAGGGGTGCCAAGTGCCGCTCGCAGGGGCGGGTTCGGAGGTCGGTGATGGCGCTTGCATCGACCACAGTTTTGGAAGTGTGGACGGAAACGACTTTACGATCCAGTGTAACACCGATGGAATCTTGAAGGCGGAGTAACCAGATGATTACGAATCCACAAGCGGTGGCGTTCTGCAACATCCGTTTGCGTGCTCTGGCGGACCAGTTGGCGCAGGCATACTACTCATGCCTTGCGCTCCAGAATGACTGGTTCGCCCAAGGCGTGGGAACCGTGCTGACGAACACCTCTGACGTGGTGGACGACGGCGCGTCGGTGGACGGAAGAGCACCGATCACGGGCGCCGCCGCCGTGAACGTCATCACACGTGCGATGGAGTTCGTGACGGAAATGCAGGCGGGCGGGAAGCTCGGAACCGTGCTGGCCGTCGCTGTCAATCCAACGAGGTAGCCGATGGCCCTGTCCGTTTCGACAGTCTGGGAAGTGCGAACTACCGGAAACGCACTGAACGGCGGCGGGGTGAATCCCGCCACGGTAGTGGTTGACTACTCCCAGCAGGATGCTGCGCAACTTGCCATCACTGACCTGGAAGCTGATGGCGAAAGCTGTGAAGTGCATTCCGAAACGGGCGGCTTCACGCCAGCGATGGTCGGAAACCTCATCTACATTTCGTCGTACACCGGCTCATGGAACGTCGGGTTCTACGAGATCGTCGATTACTTGAGCTTGCACGGTGTGACCCTAGACCGGAATCCGACGTTTCTAGAAGTCTGTTCTGGTGGAGTCGCGAGAGTCGGCGGGGCGCAGTCGCACATCGGCCTGGTGTGCGCGGCCGTTCCGGCGGCGTCGGCCGCCGGCGCGAACGTGGTCCACGTGAAGGCCGGCACCTACGTGCGGGGCACGCACTTCACGAACCAAGTGGTGTTTTACAGTTCCGGGAACTACCTGAACCACCACGTCGTTCGCGGCTACAACGCGACGCGCGGCGACGCGATCGCGCCGTGCGTGACCCTGAACGGGAACAACGCCGCCTACGACGTGTACTACTCGGATCGTGCGTTCATCCGGCTTGAAAACATCGAGGTCAACGGTTACGCCGGCGGAACGCCGACGAACGCCAAGCACGGGTTCAACCTGGCATCGGGATCGGACGGGAGTTCCCTGTACCGTTGTCGTTCTGCGAATACGGGGTCACAGGGGATCCGGGCCGCGTCGGCCGGGTGTTTGATCGAGGGTTGCGAGGTGACGGGGTTCGGGCGGGTTGCGGCCAGCTTGGGGATCAATGTCCCCGGGATTCTTGGATCAATGGTCGGATGCTACGTCCACGACGGGGCGGGAGATGCTTTCAATATCTCGGCGACGTACCCGGGACTGTTGGCCTACTGCATCGGGTCCGGCTGTACGCAGTACGGCCTGAACATGAACTACAACGGCCTCTATCCACAGGGGGTTGTACACTGCGTGTTCCACGGAAACGGGTCGCATGGCATCTACACGGGCGGGACCACGTTCGGCCGGCCTGTGCAGATCGTCAACACGATCCTGTCGAACAACGGCGGGTACGGGATCGCCGCGCACGGGACGGGCAAGGGCCGGGCCATCCTGCGCGGCGTCGCGTTCTACGGAAACTCTAGCGGGCAGATCGACGCGAACACGACCGTCGACGAGTCCGTTGCCAGGATCACCCTGACATCCGATCCGTTCGTGGATGCGGCGAACCGCGACTTCCGGTTGGCCGGCCAGGCGTGGTACGGCCAGGGGCACGGGTGGCCGGGCCCGTTCCTGGTCTCAGGTGCGTTGACGGAGTGGCAGGGCGAGCCGCTGCTCGGGGCCGTGCAGGAAATGGTCTGGTCGGCCGGAACTGACAACCCGTATCAGCCGGTGGTGGATGCGTTGTGGGCAATCCTGGAGGCATACCCGGAGTTCGTCGCGGCGGTACGCCCTGGCAATCGCGTGAAGTTCTGTGGAACCGGAGCATCTCGGTCACCGATCAAGACGGAGATCAGCACGGCGGACCTTCCGGAAGTGCGGATCGTTTTGACGGGATCCCGTCCGGGCTCTCACGCGAGTTCCAGCGGGTACGAGGAGACGGTGACCTTCGAGGTGCAGGTGTCGTCGGGAGACCAACGACTGGACGCAGGACACCTGGATCTTCGGTGGATGGTGTTCCAGGCGATGTTCAACCTGGAGTCGCGCCTTCGGGACCTGGTCGTCTGGAGCGGCGACAAGATCGTCAAGACCGCAAAGCCGACAGCAACGCGGGACGGTTTCGCCCAGGCCGACCTGAACCGCGGGATCGTCGGGTGGACGGCCCTATGGGCCTGTGAAGTTGGAATCTGGTTTCAGCGAGCCATGCTGACCCGCTGAGCTGAAGGAGAATTGAGATGGCAGTCCTGACAGGATTCGGAGGACACATTTCGCGAGGCACCGTCGGCGGTGGGGGCGAGGCCCACATCGGATGCGTGCGTCAGTGGGGCATCTCCGAGGTCGCGTCGGCCGTGGAGGCCCGCTGCTCCGCGAGCAAAGGCGGGACGATCCGCGCTGCGGGAAACAAGGACTGGACCGGGCAGTACCAGGCCTACGGTGGGACGCCGGAAGTGCTGCCTGGTGAACTCTTCGAGTTCGAGGGAGCCATCACGGGCGATGGAGCGGCCGCCATCGGCGCAAAGGGTAATTCGATCTGCGACAACGTCTCCATCGAGTGGAACTACGAGACGGGGGCCATCGTCTCCCACACCGTGGCCTTCGGCGCGAACGGTGCCTTGACCAAGGGCACCGTGACGTGCCCGGCTGACGACACCATCCCCGACCCGAAGCCGGCCACCGGCTGTAAGATCGAGAAGGCCGTCGACCCGTTTACCTCCTTCACTGAGATCGCCGGAGTTCGCACGGCGAAGCTGACGCTGAGCAAGGCGAACGCGGCGTACGTCGTGAGCGATTCCGCGGGCATCACGAAGCGAGCGGCCGGGCCCTTCGATGCGCAGGTCGAAATGGCGATCCTGGCCGACGCGGCAACGGGATTCAACATCTACCCGGCGCTCAACACGGTGATGGCTCTTCGGCTTTACGTCGACGCGACGACGTTCTGGCTGCTCAAGTGGATGCAGTTGTTGGGCATCAGCGGCGAGGACGTGGACATCGAAGGCGGCGCCCTGGTGGGCGGGAGCCTGTCGTTCGGCATGTGCGGCATCACAAAGGTGAGCACGGTTTCGACCGTCGGTGCCATCATCACTCCGGCTGTCGCGACGATCTGGCCGTAGAGAAGGAGCGTGCATGACGACCTGGCCACAAGGAAGCGCGGCGGCACACACCGTACGCGTTGGTGCCGAGGAATGGGCCGTGCGGCCACTGACCGTACGTGACTGGAGCGAGTTCATCGCGTGGGTCCAGGACCGGTACGTTGACCTGGTCCGGCGGAACACCGCGGCGCTCGCGGCCGACCAGTCCGTGCAGTACATGCGGGATGCGTTCTCGCAGGCGATGCGGATTGGAACCGACACGCCGGAGATGAAGGCCGCGCTGGAATCGCCCGAGGGTGCGGCCCGGCTGGTGTGGATGTCGGTCCGGCGTGACCGGCCTGGCCTTACGGCGGAGGCGTTCTTCGACCTCATGCAGCAGGCCGATGCGACTCGCGAGGTGTCGGACGCCTTCCGCCTGGCGAACGGGAGCGCCGACCCAAACTCAAGCGCCGAGCCGCCCGCGCCCCCGGCACCCTTGACGACGTGACGGACAGTTACGCGGTGCTCGCGGAGTGGTTCGGCTTCAACGCGGAGGTGGTGTCCGACATGACCGTGGCGCAGTGGTCCATGTACCTGTCCTGGATCGGAAGGCAGTCATCCCGCAAGGGCATGGCCCAGGCGCGGGGTATGATGCGGGGGCTGGTGTGAGATGTCCGAGATATCCGACGTTGTCATCAAGCTGAAGGCGGACGCCTCGATCTTCAAGACCGAGATGAAGGCGGCTGCCTCGGCGGCGTCCGGCGCCGACGACGCCATGAAGAAGATGGCGGAGGACGCCAAGCAGATCTTCAACGAAACGCGGACGCCGGTCGAAAAGTTTCGATTGGAGGTGGCCCGCCTGAGCGCGATGTTCAAGGCTGGCGCCATCGACGTTGACCTCTACACCAGGTCGATGAATAAGACGCAAGCCACCCTCGCGGCTGCGCAGAAACAGGCCAACACACTTCAGAAGCTCAAGAGTGGGATTGGGGATGAAAGCGCGTTTGCTGGCGTAGCCAAGATCGCGCTCGGTGTCGGCGCGGTTGGCGTGGTATCGATGCTCACTGGGAAGATGGCTGGGATGGCGGAGAAGGGCAAGGAGTGGGCGGAGGCGATGCAGTCTGGCGCCATGTCATCCGCCGACGTCGGACTCGCGTTGGCGAAGAGCCTGCCGATCATCGGAAATCTTGTCCGAACCGCGATCGCATTGGCGGATGCGATGTCACCCGTCGGCGTGGACTACTCAAACCAGTACAAGGCCGCGTCGGATCTGGCTACACAGGCCAAGCGAGAACGCGATATGTCCGCCGCCACGGGGGACATCGAAAGGCAGAGAGTCGAGGAAATGCAGCGATACTCGGATGTGAAGGCCAAAATTCTGAAACAAGAGCGCGACACGACGGAGGCAAGCAAGAACGCGACCATTCGTCGTCCAGAAGATGACCCATTTGCTTTCACCAAATCAGTTGTCTATGGCAAGGAAAACCTTCAGGCCGAATACGATGCGAAGGTTTTGGAACATGAGAAGGCTCAAGCTATCGTGAAGCAAGGCGCACGGCAGGCCGAAGACGCCGCCGAAGAAACGCACCTCAAGAAGATGGCCGAGATCGATAAGGCCGCGGCCGACTTGAAGGCTAAGTCAATCGCGGAAGCGGAGGCCAAAGCGAAGCAGGGGGCAGATGCCAAGCGAGCCTCGGACCAGAAGGCGGCGGACGAGGCGAAACGAAGCTGGGACTCGATCCAGGACCGGATCAAGAAGCTCGGCGAGGAAGTGAAGTCCCCCATCGAGGTCTACAAGGACGCGATGAAGGAACTCCAGTCGCTCAAGAAGTTCGGACTCGGAGAGGACGTATTCCAGAAGCAGGCCGCGAAGCTGGAAGCTGACCTGCTGGGACCAACCAAAGAGGTAAGCATGGCCGGCTACCAGACGTTGGAGCAAGGCTACGCACGGATCGCACAGTCCGCCGCAACCCGAGGCGGTGACAGCATCGCATCGCAGCAGCTCAAGGTCCAGCAGGAAACGAGAGAGCAAATGAAGGCGGCCATAGCCGCAACAAAGGAAGGCAGCGACAAGGTCGTGAACGCGATCAGCAAGACGCCGGCGAAGTTCGCGGCGTAGGAGAGACCAGGTCGTGTCGGTTGTCGTATACGGAGAGATGGCAGGCTACCCGCAGGAGTCGTGGGAAGCGGGACAGTTCCGCGCCGTCCGCAAGCTCCTCGTGGACTGGGACTATCGCTACTTTTTGCAGATGGAGGTGGCGAGGTTCCCAGGGCAGCTCTATCCGTACGTCCCGCAGTTCGGAGCCAGGGCGGTGTCCTGCACGATCGAGCCGTTCGCGGCGCAGGACCAGCTCAGCATCCTCTACCCGACACTCGCGACGTACGACAAGGCGATCCTCACGATCACCTACGAGACGCCTAGGCTGGGCGAGCGCCAGCCGTACCCAAAGGACAAGAGCCCGGTAAAGCACCTGGACCAGGAGAAGTCCATCAGCGAGCAGCTTGAGCCGTTCGTGGAGACCCTGCAATTCCCCTACACGGACTACCGCTGGGGAAGCGGGAGCGGCGCTGCCCTCGTTCCTGAAGAGGCCCCCCTGTTTCCGCTTTATCGCTGCACCTACACCATGACCAGGCACGCACAGAAGAGCGTCCCGGCAGAGGCGATCAACCTTGTGGGCAACATCAACAATGCGTCGGTGACTCCCGTGTTGCTCAATCCGGAGAGTGCAACGCTCGTGTTCCCAACTCACACCTTGATGTTCAACCCTCCGGTGATATCCCTGAGTGCCGCGGAGGACGGAACGAGCCGCTTCGATCTGACGTATCGGTTCTCCTTCCGCGCGGAGACCTGGAGGAAGTTCTATCGGAACTCGACCAAGACGTACGAGGCCATCTACCTGGCCGGAGGATCAGTGGTCGACTGGCCGACGGCTGGGGATTTCTCGCCGTTGTTCCCGTAGACGGAACCTGGGATGAGAGCGTATGTCGATCGATCCGCGACTTGTCACGCCGAAGCGCGCTGGCGACGCCATTTCCGCCGCCGAATGGAACGCGCTCGCGGAGGCCGCGACTCGGAACATCTCGATGCCGGGCCTGATCCGGCACCCGGCCGGATGGGTGGGTCGTGGCGCAAGAGGAGGCGCAGCCGCCGAAGTTGTGTATGCCGCGGTAG